TGGTGCGAGTGTGACGCGACTGCCGGGTTCGACAAGTCGAACCTGACACGCCACTCAATGGTGATGAGAAGTGAGAGATTTGTATTGCCCGGGTTGTAAATGACCATCGGCGCCCAGCCGGTCGGATCATAAGGCGCATCGGCGAGGCTCCAAGAAGCGGGTGTGACCCCCGCGACATCCAGCGGAATCTCTTGGACTCCGCGGAAGTCGGACACTTCGGACATTGACAAAGGGTGTGAGTCCATTTGAACTCCTCTCAGCGTCAGCTTCCCAGCGGACATAAGCCGCGGTCTAAAGTAGGCAATGAACTGCGCCTCAAGGTCCGGCCACGTCCTAGTGGTCCCCCGCAAGTCCAGTCGCACTGGACAAACGGCAGCGGCCACCTGGCCCGCGGCTGTATTGAGCGCATCCTGGCCCATTATCTGTACTGATATGGCGGATGGACAAAGGGTCCCTGCACCCTGGGCTCCGGCCAAAGATGTGGGAACGGGACTAGGAATCCCGTAAAAGGTAGTAGATGCGGTGGAACCAATAGCCCCGGCTGTTGGGCCGGTGGCAGTCTCGGTGGCACAGCAGATGTTGGTCCACAGTGGTCTCCCATCTGCGGGCCCGGCGGTGCCGCCATAACGGCCGAAGGTCCCCACCAATGCGAACCTACTGGTTGTATTGATAAGACGTGAGGTGCGAACGACTGTGTAGGCGCCCACGGCCCGTGGCAGGGGGGCATGGGAGGTGTGGAAGGCGTCCCAACAGCTGCTGGGCAGCCGTGGGACGACGCTTTTGGCACTTCCGTTGCCTGAACCGAATGGGACCCTGGCGGCCCTTCCGGTTCCCTGCGCTTGGACGCGATCGGCAGACGAACGTCGGCCATTCGTCTTGCGCTTAACAATCTTTCGCTTCACGCGTTTACCTATTGTTCCATTTGCCATCACGGCACGAACTCAAGCTAAAGTCGCCGCGCTGTTGGCGGCTCAATCAACGCCGCACTAGCAGCGGCACTAAAGCAGCGATATTTATCCCTATCGTTGGGTGCCCACCCGCCGCCCCGGGACTTCGGGTAGGGGGTCTCCCCCCCGCAGGTTCCCTAGTCGAGCACTGGAAGGAACGCGGGCCTGACGCCCGCGATGGGCCAATCCATCCTCGCAGAAATGTCATGCAAGACCGTAAGGTCTTCAGGGCTGTTCCTAACGCAAAACAACAAGCCAGCGATCTGATCAGCGGCTACGGTGTCAGCGAAGGCCAACCGGGCACAAGCCTTTCCGAGGTTCAAGAACCGAGCGGACCAAGACCCATCGCTCCCCCGCGTCATGCGGTGGGAGGTGAACTCTAGGCCCGCAGCCGGTTCGTAAACATTCACCTGCTTCTCAACAGGCCCGTAAGCTGCTAGCGCCCTCGCGTGGTCTAGACCACGCTGTCTGGCCCCCGCCCCGTCGTCTCCGGCTACCACGCTGTGGCGGACCCCTACGAAGGCGTACAAGAGTGCGCGAACGAAGGAGTTCTGAGCTGTGGTGGACAAGATGCCACTGGCCGTGATCCCTGGCTTCAGGACTTCCCAAAGGTTGCCCCCGATCAGGACTGCGTGTGCGCTGTTGGCTGCAGCCTCGCACAATGCCATGTGCTCGTATACAGCCTTCCCGCGACCCTCATACAGTAAGATCCGCCGTAGCGCGTCTGCGTAGAGAGAGTCACGGTTGACAGACATATCCCAACCGGACGCGTCGGCGTCGAACACCTCAAATCCTGTGTCAATGAGGCGCTGAAACTCAACGCACAACCGGGCGATCCCGGCGTCATGGTGCCCTAACCCGGCAGCCTGCTGGTGGCCGCCCTCGACGGGACCTCCCTGATACTGTTCAATATCAAGTTTGTCCTGACGACGACAAGTCACGCTGGCCACACACACGTCCACCAGGGACGCCCCCCAGATGAGGCGCCAGCGGCCGTCCGCGGCCTTCCGGGCATCATGGGGTTCGTTCTTGATGAACAACGTACGGGGGTCGGCGAGCCCCGCCTCAACGAGCTGTGAGGGCCGCATCTGGGCCATCACACGAGGCCCGACCGACGCCCGCAACAACAGCCGGCAACGAGTGAGGTATGAAGCAAGAGACAGACCCTCTGTGTCTTGCCATGACCTCTTCGTGCCGGGCCTAAAGTGCTGCGACCAGCCGGCAGACTTGTCCCCATCTAACCCAAGGACAAATCGTGCCACCTTGCCGTGCACGTCAGAGAAAGCGTCACCGCGGTTCGCCGGGTACCTCGCGACCTCCTGGAGGAAAACGTCGTATAACGGACCAGCCGCATCCACGAACTGCTGCCTCGTCGACTCGGGCCAGCACGAGCTAAACGTGCGGCCGAGCTGAGTGGACAAAGAGTGCTCCATGGCCTCGACGCCCGCCGGCGGCATGATCCACTCAGCGAACGTCTTGACTGGCAAGCCAAGCGATTCAATGACCTCAAGGAATTTCTCAGGCAAGCGCTTGAGCGCTTTCTTGCGGCTCCGGTTTGAAACACCGGTGCCGAAGAGCCGCGCCAAGTCCTGGCCGTCCACTCCCTTCATGGTCCTCTCCTGCTCGGCTGCCGCAACGCCTGCAGCACCCATGTACTCGCGGTATCGGTCGAAGTTCGGGGAAGCAAGCATCTCGTGGTAACACGCTTTGCTAGCTGCACCCAAACTCTCGGCACTGCAGTCCATCCACTGAGGGTTGAACGGCAGACCGACGCCCCGCCCAATGACGGCGCCCGCGAAAGCAGTGGTACCCAGAAAAGCACCAATGCCCGCGACCTTCTTGGCTGACACCCTACGGAGACCGATAGGGGGAACAGGCTCCTCCTCTGACAACTTGGCGAAGTCCAACTCGTCGGGGAGCTCGTCACCACCATCTTCCGAAGAGGCGGCCAGTACTCGCGCCGCCTCAGGGGCAGCGGTGGCGTCTGAAGCCGAGCGTAGGCCGGTACCAAACCTGGGGCTTGGAACAAGCTCCGGATCAGGCGACTCTGCCGCGGGCCCGGAAGTAGGAGGAATGGGAACGTCTCCGCTCTCGGCGGTGGAACGTCCCGGCGCGGGCACCGTAGCGCTCTCGCCGTAATCTCTTCCACCGAGGTCGTCGTACATCCCGAAGACACCTCCATACTTGTTAGCCTCGTCGAGCTCATCATCTGACTCGTCGTCGCTGTTCTCGTAGCGGTTATATTGGCGATGCTTAGCGTCCGGAGACTCCGCCACCATCGGAACGGTGGGGATGAGACCGAGCTTCTTGCGAAGCGCGTGTATCTCATGCACACTTGCCATATAATTCTCGTTGCCGGACCCACCGGCGACG